GCCGCTGCAGAAGCGGCTGTGGCCGCAGGCCGCGCCGGGCTCAGTGATGCCCTCGGCGAAGTACCGGCCTGCCTGGTGGTGACGCCGTTTCAAAGTGGAGTAGGGCAGGGACGCGGTAACCAGCGTTATCTGTCCGCGCCGAACTTGCTGCAGCAGCTGGGCGAGAAGCTGGAAGACACCGGCGACGACGGGCGTCCGGCCGGGGCGCAATACGCCTTGGCGGTAATGTTCCTGGGCACGCGCTATGACAAGTTCGCGGCAACCTTGTCCCGATTCAATTCCGTGCTGCCCATGCCCGACCTGCAACGCGCTAAACGTCGAGCGAAAAACCTGTTCGCGCTGGACGCTGAAAAGTGGGAACTGCCCACCGCCGGCACGCTGCCGCGTTGGGGGGCGCTGCCCCTGGAGCGTTGCACCGTGACCAAGGCCGCCACGCAAACCTTGAACAGTCAGCTGTCGGCACTGGAAAGCTACGCGGACAGTTCGCCGATGACGGATCTGGGGCGACTGGCTGCCCGCAAAGCCAGCCAGGCCCAGGCCCAGGCACAGGCACAACAGTTGGCCGACCTCAAGTCACAGTTCACCGGCTGCACGGCCGACGACACCATGCGCGCCCGCCTGATCGGCCCGGGGAATGCCGCCGAGTTGCGGCACCAGCTGCTGCAGGGCGACGCACCAGGGCACGAGTGGGGATTGTCGGCCGGCGTGCTACTGGTCGGCTCCCTGAAAGGGTTGGGCTTTGTTCGGGAACTGGTGGGCCTATGACCTTATTGCTCGATGGCGAACAGGTGCGCGGCAAGAACCTCAAGGTCACCGCCAACCTGCGAATCGAAAGTGACGATCTGTCCGGCCAGACCAGCAACACCGACTCGGCCCACAAGGGGTTCAAGCCCAAGACACTGGCGGTCACGTTGCTGATCCCGTTTGTCGATGAATCGCAGCTGCGCAACCTGATGCGTCTGGCCGAGGCGACCGACACCGGCGGCCAGCTCAAAACCTACCGGCTGGTCAATGACACTGCGTCCGCGTTCGGCGTGCGCCAGGTGCAGTTCTCCGAGGGCCTCAGCGCCCGGGAAGACGATTCGCTTCGCGCCTGGCTCGTTCAATTCACGCTGTCGGAAAAGCTCTCCAACCCCGAACGGGTCGAGACGCGTCGAGCGTCCAAGGATGTGACGCAGCAGGGCGCCCCGGGGCAGTCCGTCACTGCACCAGGTGCGGGTGAACCCGGCGCACCAGGACACGAACTGAGCGGCTTCGAAGCCACCCTGAAAAAGTTGGATAACTACCTGGGCGGTGGGGCATGAGCATGAAGCTGCACAAGGTGCTGACCGTCGGTGGCGTGGTCTATCCCCTGATCGCCGATGACGTTCGCCTTGAACTGCGTACCCCCGGCCGCGCCACGCTGACCATTCAAGCGGCGGCGCCGGTGAAGGGGCTGGTGACGCTCGATATCGGCTACAACGACAGCCCGCTGCAGCGTCACTTCATTGGGTATGTCGAGCGTTGCACGCCGTCCAACGCGATCGAGCAAGTGCTGTTCTGTCGCGAACTGGCGGCGATCCTGGCCAACCCTTTGCCGCTCAACCTGCGCCATGCGGACATGACGACGGTGCTGGGCGAGATCAACCAGAAAACCGGGTTGAGCTTTCGAGTGCCGGACAAGGCCTACGCCAAAGTCAAAGCCCCGTTTTTCTACAACCTGGCCGCCGGCTACCAGGCCATGGACAGTCTGTCCCGGGTGTTCGGGATTCCCGACTTTATCTGGCAGCAGCAAGGCGACGGCGAAGTGTTTGTGGGCAGTTGGGCCGACGGCTTTTTCGGTTCGCGATCGCCGCTGCAGCTGCCCGTCGAGCTGTTCAACGGCTACCAAAACAATCAGAGCGCGATGATTGCGGCCCTTCCCGGGTTGCGACCAGGTGCATCGATCAACCAAGGCGAGCGAATCACTAATGTGACGCTCACCGGCAACCAAATGGCGATCCGATGGAAGACGCAATCCGCCGCAGCGTAGAGCGGCAATTTCCCGAACTCACCGGCGGTTATCACTTGCCGCGCTTCGCCCGTGTGGTGGGTGTGGCGGATGCCCCGGTCGGCGCCGGGATCTGCGACGACTTCCGTCCGCGCTTTGCGGTGGACCTCGAACTGTTGGGTGAGGACGACGAGCCGGATCCGGACTTGCCGGTGCTCGCCGGCGTGCCGCTGCCCATGCCCATGGGTGGCGACGAGATGGGCTTTTTCGCCTTCCCCGAAGAAGGGACCCGGGTTGTCGTGTCCTTCGCCTACGGCCTGCCGAGCAAGCCGTTTATCCAGGCGATCCTGCCGCACGGCCTAAGCCTGCCCAAGGTGCCGAAAGGTGACCAGGTGTGGCAGCACAGCGAAGCTGCCCAGCAGCGCGCCGATGCGGACGGCAACTGGCTGCGCCAGACCGATGGCCGGATCCGGGACAAGTCGATCGAGCGCGAGGTTGAAAGCCTGAGCAACGTTGAGCGCCACCAGAGCAGCACGGTGGCGGTGGACGACCATTCGACCGAGTCGGTCGGGGGTATCAAGACGATCGAAGCGATCGGCGCGCTCAAGTTGCTGTCCGGCGGATCTGCCAGCCTGGCCGCACTGGATGACCTGCACCTGGCCAGCGGGCGCGACCTCAATCAGGTGGTGGGCCAGACCCTCAACCTGACGGTGGGAGGCGATCTGCTCGAGCGCATCGAAGGTGCCCGCCGCAGCATCGCGGCCAAGACCTGGTTGGGATCGGAGTCGGTGAACGTGCTGCAGGTGTTGTGCGATCTGATTGACCTGGTCACGCAGACGAACACCGAACTGGCGGCCCACGTCCACGGACCGAGCCCCGTGCCGGCCAACGCCGCGAACTTCACCACCAACGCCGGTACCGGCCTACAGCTTACTGGGCAGCTCAAGCCCATCACCGGAGCCTAATTTGGAACTCAAGAGTTTCTTTGCACAGGATGACCTGGGCAACGCTTTGTCCTCTGCGACTTGCTACCTGTACGAGCGCGGGACTGAAAACATCGTGTTCGGTTTGCGTAAGAGCAACGGTTTGGGGTTGCTCAACCCGTTCCTGGCCGACGCAAACGGACTGGCGCAGTTTGCCGCGCCCAACGGACTGTATGACCTGCGCATCACCAAAGGGAAACGGGATTACCGTTTGCCTGTGCAATTCCTGGACGTCACCGAGTCCCTGGCCGAGGCGAACGGCGCGGCGTTGCGCGCAGAAACGGCAAGGGACGCCGCCCAGTTGGCAGCCGGCGTGAAAGCCAGTCCGGCGGAAGGGTTGCGCACGACGACCGATGGCATGTTCTTCACGGTGGTTTCACCCGAGAACGCCCAGTCGCTGATTCTGTTTAAAAATGAAGCGGGGGTGGCAGTTGAACAAACGCGCTACCCGAGTTCGACCGCCGTCGAAACGATCAACAGCTTCGTGCAGAGCAAATTCAAAGTTCAGAGCGTCGATGACACGTTGGTGGCTGTGCGTGATGCCGCCGGCCATGAAACGTGGATGGGCATTAATAACCGGGATGGCGGGCCAAGCAACTGGGCGCTGAAAATGTTGTACAAGTACCTGGGCGTCAAGCCGGCGTATGTCCCGGGCCTGCTATACGCGTTTCCCGATGCCTTGGGGCGCCTGACTGACTTGTCGATCCGCGACACCGACGGTCAGGTGCCGGACTGGGTGATCTTTCGTTGGGCCAAGCGGTTGAAACCGCTGATTGGCAGTGACGACAGCCATCCGAAGACCGCCTACAACAACATCTCCAACGTGCCCAAAATGCGAATGAAGCAAGGCCAGATTCGCGCGGGTGTGCCTGGGGTAAAGCTCTACCTGAAAATCATCGGCGACTCCTATTCCGCCAGCCACAACTTCTACATGAATGACCTCACCCGGTTTTTAGCCAAAGACTTTGGCTTTGGCGGTTCGGGTTACATCGGCTTCAACCACGGCTCGTCCCTGGGCACGAAAAATTTCTTGTACACCAATGGCAGCCTGACCTACTTCGGCGGCAGCTGGACGCTATCGCCATTGGGCGCGGCCAGTCCCGATAACAGGACGATCAAGGCGGGGGCTGTGGGTGATTACGTGAGCATCGCAGCCGTCGACACCGCGGATATCTCGACTGCCGCGACACTGGCGAAGCTGCTTTTCCTAGGTGATGGCACGAGTTCAACCCTGCGGTATCGCTGGGGTGATGCCCTGGAGTGGAACACGTTGTCGCTGTCAGGGGTGGGGCCCCAGCAATTGGCCTTCCCGGTCCTGCCTGCCGGCAGCAACTGGAAGCTCCGAATGGAAGTCGTCACCGGCACGCCAACGTTGTTTGGCATCTACACGGAAAACAGTGCGTCGGGTGTGGTCGTCTCCAAGTGTGCGGCCAGCGGCTCGGCCTCGGGCGATTGGTACAAGAACGATGCGGCCTGGTTAACGCAGCAGAAGACTGCCACGGGCTTCATTCCCGCTGACGCCGTACTGGTGATGCTGGGCGGCAACGATCAGGGCGCATCGGTTACGCCGGCGACCTTTCTCGCCAACCTGCAGGGCGTGGTCGCGACTCACCTGGAAGTCCATCCCGGGGCATCGTTCATCGTGGCCATGCGGTGGGACACCACACGATCCAGCCAGTACCCCATGACTGCCTACACCAAGCTCGCCGCCGCCTGGTGCTGGACGCAGGGCATTGCCTTTATGGACATGCAATACGCTGCCATGGGCGACCCCGCGAAGTACGCCAGCACCGGGCAAACCCCGCTGATCAGTGATGACAAGATCCATCCGGATCCGGCGAAGGGTGCCCCTGTGATTTCCGAATTTTTCTACACCGCGCTGCGCTGAACGCAGTAAGGAGCCTCAAATGTTTTCGCTCGTGATTAGCGCACCTGGTGTGTTGTCCAACCCGCTACCTGATACACCGACCATCCCGGATGTACAGTCGAACATCATTTACGAGCTCGATGCCGCGAGTCTGGCTGCGCTGGCCGACGGTGCCGCCGTAGACACCTGGCTGGCAAACGGGCCGGCGCCGATCGTCAACCGCACCTTCAACTTTCAGTACACGGGATGGGGGAAACCGAAGTTTTCGCTGACCGGTGGGCCAGGGGGTAACCCAGCCGTTTTGTTTGATGGGACACAGCAGATCGGCAACGGACCGGGTACGGTCGCTGTAGCGCAGTCGATGACTTACGCGATGGTCGTGAAGGCTTCTGTCTTTGCGGCGAATCAGGCGCGTCTGATGGCGTCGGGTGCCCAGATTCTCGCACCAGGTGCGAATGGCTTCTACGAAAGTATCTCTGCGGCCAGTCGACTGGAAAGCGGTGATAAATCGACCGAGTGGACGGTCATCCTCGCTGTGTTCGATGGGCCAACGTCCAAAATCAAAGTTGGCACCAGTCCTATCGTCGAAGGCGCGACTGGGGGGTCTCTCAGCGGGCGGAATATTCTGGGTGGGCAAGGATCGGCGCTGGCCACAG